GGGCGTGGGCAGCCAGGCCCTGGGCGAGATTCACAACGAGGTGCGCCTCGACATCCGCGACAGCGACGCCCGGCAGATCGCCGGCACGCTGACGCGGCAGTTGCTCGCGCCCCTGGCCGTGCTCAACGCCGGCGTGACCGACGCGGGCTTGCTGCCCCGGTTCGTCTTCGACACCGCCTGCCCCGAGGACCTGGAAAAACTGGCCAACAGCCTGCCCAAGCTGGCGTCTGTCATGCGCATTCCGGCAACCTGGGCGCACGAACGGGCCGGCATCCCCATGCCCGAGGGCGGCGAGCCGGTGCTCGGCGCCCCGTCCGACGCCGGAAAAGACGCGGGAAGCGACACCGCTCCGGAGCCGGCCACGGCGGCCCTTGCCGCTACGCCGGGCGAGGACGGCGCGTCCGGCTACCCGGACCAGGACGCCGTTGACGCGGCTACCGTGCCGGACGCCACGCTCACTGCACTGGCCCGTGACCTGCTGGCGCCGCTTTTGGCCGAGGCGACCTCCGGCACGTCGCCCGAGGCGCTCCTCGGCAAGCTGGCCGAAGTGTACCCCAGGATGGACACGGCGGCGCTGGAAGAGTTGTGCGCCCGGGTGTTGTTCGTGGGCGAGCTGTGGGGGCGGCTGTCCGTCCAGGACGAGGCCGATTGATGCCCGAACCCGTTTCCCTTTCCTTCGCCATGGGCCTGCCGCCCAAGGATGCGGTCGCCTATTTCGAGGGCAAGGGCTACCGCGTCACCTTCGACTGGAAGGAGCTTGACCAGGCCGCCCACGCCACGGGCTTCACCATCGCCAAGATGGCGCAAGCGGACATGCTGCGCGACGTGCAAAGCTGCCTGACGCAGTGCCTTACGGAGGGCAAGACCGAAGACTGGTTTCGCAAGCGGATGGAACCGTACCTCAGGGCGCGCGGCTGGTGGGGGAAGCAGCCGATGATCGACCCGCGCACCGGCGAGGAGCGGCGCGTGCAGCTCGGCAGCCCGGCCAGGTTGCGGCTCATCTATCGTCAGAACATGCAGACCGCGTTCATGGCCGGCCGCTACAAGCAGATGCTGGAGAACGCCGACGCCCGGCCGTGGTGGCAGTACGTGGCCGTGCTCGACGGCAAGACCCGGCCGTCCCACAAGGTGCTTTCCGGCCGCACCTTCCGCTACGACGATCCTTTTTGGGCCAGCCACTACCCGCCCAACGGCTTCAACTGCCGCTGCCGGGTGCGGGCGCTTTCCGACTTCCGCCTGGACAAGGAAAAGGTCACCCCGGAGTCCGGCGTGGGCAACATGGTGACCGAACAGGTGGCCGTGCCGGACAGCGCAACCGGGGAGGTGCAGCGGCGTACGGTGACCGGCTACCGCGTGCCGCAGTCGGGCTATGTTGTGTTCACGGACGTCGGCTTCTCGGCCAATGCGGGGGCGTCCTGGCTGGGCGGCGCGCTGGCCGAACTGACGCGCACGCTCGACGCCGCGCCGGCGGAGGTAGCCCGGCTGGCCGTTAGGGACATGGTGACCGGTCCGGCCCTGCCGCAGTGGCTCACGCGCCCGGCCGGACCGTTTCCCCTGGCCGTTCTGCCGGAGGCGGACGCCGCGCTGGTCGGTGCGCGTTGCCGGGTGGCCCGTTTGTCGCCCGAAACGGCCGGCAAGCAGGCGTCGCGGCATCCCGAGCTGGCGGCGGCCGATTACGCCAAGGCGCAAGCGGCTGTGGATGCGGGCGAACGGGTGCAGGACGGGAAGCACAGCCTGGTCTATGTGCTGGACGAGCCCGGCGGCGTGGTTGTGGTGGTCAAGGCCACCCTGGAAGGCGGGGAATTGTACGTGCAGAGTCTGCGTCGGATGAGCGCCAAACAGGCCGAGCGAGACGAGGTTATCCGGCGCGTCAAAAGAAAAAGCGCCCGCCTGGGAAAAGACGAGCGCTAAAAACCGTGGTGGAAGGCGAGGCCCCCTATCCGCTTTCGCGGCAACCTCGCATGGCGCTCCGGGCGGCTGCCCGTGCTACGGCCAGGGGAATGGCACCGTGTCACATCCACCGTACGAGACATAGCCATGATCGAAGTCGAAGTAAACATCGCCGGGCTGGAGGCGCTGCTCGGTCGGGCCATTGCCCTGGGTGCGGACATGACGCCCATTACCCGCGCCCTGGCCGGCGTGCTGGCCGACATCCCGGAACGGGCGTTCGCCAACCAGGCCGATCCGGTGACGGGGCAGGCCTGGGCGCCGTTGAAACCTTCCACGGTTAAGCGTCGGGGGAGCGCCACGCCGATATTGCAAGTCAGCGGCCACCTGGCCGGCTCCATGCAGAGCGAATCCGGGCCGGACTTCGCCCGCGTGACCACGGCCACGGTCTACGCCCCCACCCACCAGAACGGCGCGAAGAAAGGCGCCTTCGGCAGCACCAAGCGCGGCCGGCCCATCCCCTGGGGTGATATCCCGGCCCGCCGCTTCTTGGGCGTCGGTCCCGAGGACGAAGAGGAATTGCTGCAAACGGCCTCCCAAACGCTCCAACGAGTGCTGGCGGGGCGAGGCTAGGGGGAAGGGAGTAGGATGGATTTTAACGGGGGGTTAACGGGGTTTATCGCAGAGTTAATACTCGACAATGCGTTGCCGCCAGTATAGTTTTAAAAAAATTAATATTAGACCTCCAATAAGTAGCCAGGGGTGGAAGAGAAATATGTCTCGCAAGAAATCAGCAGATTATTCAAAGCTTCGAAGTATTATTCAAGAAAATTTGAGAGTTGAATGCGAGAGTACTAAGGATTTAATATATATTGATAGTGGGAATGAAGTCCAAGATATTTGCACACGCCAAAATCATGTTGTTTTTGCTCGTCGTGGATGTGGAAAAACATTACTACTTCATTATTCTGCGCGAGTATTAAATAATGACATAAAGGCTATTTATTTAAATTGCGAAGATTTTAAGCAGCATTCTTTCCCAAACGTACTTATCGAAATATTTGATGCTATTTTTAAAGAATTATTAAAAAATCTACATGGTTGGTTCGGAAGAAAAAAGAAGTTAAGGCAGATTGTAAAAGAAATTATAGACGAGTTAAGCTCTCTTCGTGAGACAGAAGATATATCAGATATTCAGGTAACAACAAAGACATCATCTGAGGAGGCCAAAAAAGTAGACTTTACAGCAGGGTATAATGCAAAAAAATTTGGCTCTTTGGAGATTGGAGCACAGACTGGTGCTAATCGCAAAGAAGATATTGAAAAAAATTTCTATACAAAAACAGATAAATTACAAAGAATCGATTTACGCCTTCCATGGTTTAAACAAAAAATACGAGAATTCTTTGAGATATCAAGCAATGTTAAATTTATTTTTTTGCAGATTGACGACTTCTACCATCTAAGACAAGAGGATCAGCCATATGTAGTTGATTATATACATAGGCTTTGTAAAGATGTCCCCCTCTTTTTTAAAATTGCTACTCTTAGGCATGTCTCTGTACTTTATTCTGATCATAAGGGACAACCAATAGGTGCACAGGAACGCCACGACTATCAACCAATTAATATTGATTATACATTTGAAGATTTTCAAAAAACAAAAAACAAGAATAGACAAATTTTCCATCAGTTTGGTGAGCTTGCGGGGATTAAATCAACAGAATTTGACACACTATTTTTTAAGGGGGAGGGCTTTGATCGGCTTGTATTAGCAGGCGGTGGTGTCCCGAGGGATACTTTGTCTCTCTTTTTAGAGGTTTTTAGCAATGTACAGCAAAATAGTGATGATCGTATTGGGAAAGATGATGTTCGTATCCTTAGCAAAGCAAATTTTGAACATCTCATTCAGGAATTAAAAAATGACTCTGAGCTTATTGAACAGGAGCCACTTGTAAAAGCAATTTATGTAATCAGAACATTTTGCATGGAAAAACGGACAAGTATTTTTTTAGTTCAAGAGCAAACCTTGCAACAAGAGGATGCATTTCATAGAGTTATTTATAGATTGCTAGATTATAGAATAATACACACAGCTGCAACTGCACTTACCCATAAATCAAGAGAGGGAACCTATCAGGCTTTTTTAGTAAATATTGGTTGTTATGCCCATCTTCGAAAGCTTGATAAAAAAATTAACGAGATAGATTTATCTTCACCTACTGCCAAAGATAAGATGCGATCTGCTCCTATCCTTGAATTAAACCAGTTTAATACTCAATTTAAGCAGGCTCCAGACAATGTGGAACAAATACTAATTACAGAAGAAAACTAGTTTTCTCTTCTGAACCCCTTCACCTATCGCTTCGCCCCCGTCCGCCACTAGCGTGGCGGACATGCGCAACGCGACCCCTCACCCGATACCCCACCCGACGGCCGTCCTGACCGTGGCGCTGGCCACGGCCCAGGGCGGCGATGCGTCGTCCCTGCCCGAGGGCATGAACGTCCAGCTCTTCCCGGACGGCGAATTTACCGCCCGCGACGGCCGGCCCGGCAGCATCGACGGCTGCACCACCACAGTCTGGCGCATGGACGCCGACATCGCCGCGTCGCTCATTGCAGCGGCCGAGGCGCGGGAAACGCCGCTCTGCATCGACTACGAGCACCACACGTTAACCGCCAAGGACGCCGGACACAAGGCCGTGGCCGCCGGCTGGATCGAAGCGCTTTGCTACGTGCCCGGCCGGGGACTCTTCGCCAAGGTCGCCTGGACCGAGACGGCCCGCGCCCACATACAGGCCGACGAATACCGCTACATCTCACCACTTTTCACCTTCGACGGAAAAACCGGGGCGGTCCTGGAACTGGTGAACGCCGCCCTGACCAACAACCCGGCCCTGGACGGGCTGGCCGCCGTGGCCGCTGTCCGCCAGACGGCCGCAACCCAAGCCCTGCAAACGGAGGCCTGCATGGACGAACTGCTGGAACGTCTGCGCTGGATGCTGAATCTCCCCGTGACCGCCACGGCCGAGGAGATCGCCGCGCAACTCGACAAGCTCAAAACGCAAATCGGCGCGGACGCGGCCGCCACAAGCGTGGACCTGCTGGCCATACTGGCCGGCAAGGACGCGACCATCGCGGCCCTGACCGCCAAGACGAAAGCGCCCGACCCGGCCCGGTTCGCGCCGGTGACGGCGCTTGCCGCGCTGACCAAGGAAAATGCCGACCTCAAGGCCAAGCTGACCGAGGCCCTGGCCCAAAACGACCAGGCCGCCCTGACCGCCGCCATCGAGGCCGCCGTGGCCGACGGCCGCGTGCATACGTCGCTTGCCGGCTGGCTGGCCGAGCTGGCGGCCAAGGACCCGGACGCCGCCCGTGCCTATCTGGACGCGGCCACGCCGATGGCGGCGCTGACCGGCATGCAGACGCACACCGGAGGCTTCACACCGCCCGCGTCCGGCACCGGCTCCGGCACGGCCGCGCTGTCGGCCGAGGAAGTCGAGGCCGCCAAGCTGCTCGGCCTGTCCGAGACTGATTTCGCCAAAGGGAAGGAGGGCAACGTCTAATGGCCATCATCACACCGGCGCTGCTCACGGCGCTTTTTACCGGCTACCGTGCCGAATACCAGCGGATGTACGGCGAAACGCCGACGAGCTGGGAGCGGATAGCCACGCTCATCCCGTCCACGTCCAAGTCCAACACCTACGGCTGGCTGGGGCAGTTCCCCAAGCTGGCCGAGTGGATCGGCGCGCGCGTCCTTAAGGACATGGCCGCCCAGGGCTACACCATCGCCAACAAGCTTTTCGAGGGGACGGTGAGCGTGCCGCGCACGAGCATCGAGGATGACGAGGTGGGCATCTACAAGCCGCTGTTCGGCGAGATGGGCCGCGCCGCCAAGGTCTTCCCGGACGAACTGACCTACGGCCTGCTGCCGCTGGGGCTTTCCACCCTGTGCTACGACAACCAGAACTTCTTCGACACGGACCACCCCGTCTATCCCAACGTGGACGGCACCGGCGCGGCCAAGGTCGTGGCCAACTTGATCGACGAAGCGGGCGGCACGCCCTGGTATCTGCTGGACACCAGCCGGGTCATCAAGCCGGTCATCTTCCAGGAGCGCACCAAGCCCGAGTTGACCACCATGACCAAGGCCGACGACGAGGCCGTGTTCATGTCCGACACCTACCGCTACGGCGTGCGCTACCGCTGCAACGCCGGCTTCGGTTTCTGGCAGACCGCGCTGTGCTCCAAAAAGCCGCTGACCACCGACAACTTCAACGCCGCCTATGACGCCATGTGCGCCTTTACGGCGGACGGCGGACGGCCGCTCGGCGTCAAGCCCTCCCTGCTGGTGGTGCCGACCACCTTGCGCACCAAGGCCAATGAAGTGGTGACGGTTTCGCGGCTGGCCAATGGCGCGGACAACCCCAACGCGGGCATCGTGGACGTGCTGGTCACGCCGTGGCTCAACTAGGGAGGGACGCCATGAGCAAGGTAAACGCCATCCTGCGCACGAAAAGCCTGCGTGGCGGCCATTTCCGGGCCGGTCGCAAGCACGAAGAGGCCGAGACGGACTTTCCTCCCGGCACCTTCGAGGAAGAGGACGTCGCCCGGCTCCAGGCCGATCCCGACCTGGAAGTGCGGCTTCTGGAACCGCCCCGCAAGAAGAAGTCGCCCGAGCCCGCTCCCGAAACGGACGGCGCCGCGCCGGCCGAAGAAGGGGAAGACTTCGACTTCGACGAGCCCGAAGCCAAGGACGCGGGCAAGTAAATGTACGCCGCCTGCCAGGACATGCGCGAGGCCTTCGGGGAGGAGGAGCTGCTCGCCCTGACGGACCGGGAACAAACGGGCCGCGTGGATGAGGATGTCGCCGGCGCGGCCCTGGTCCGGGCATCCGACGAGGCGGACAGCTACCTGGCCGGCCGCTACGCCGTGCCGGTGGCCCCGGTGCCGCCGGTGCTGGTCGCCATGGTCTGCGACATCGCCCGCTATCGCCTGACCGGCGGCGCGGCCCAGGAAACCGACCCCATTGCCGAGCGCTACCGGCTGGCCATTGCCTGGCTTTCCCGCGTGGCCGAAGGCAAGGCCGACCTGCCCGGCGTGGGCTTGCCGGCCTCGGGCGGCGACAACATCCGGTTTGCGACCGGCCGGCGGGTGTTCACGCGACAGTCCGCCGCCGGCAGGGGCAGCGATGCTTAGCCGTATAGAGGCCGCCATGGCCAGGCATTTGGCCGAGGGCAAGTTGCCGTATCTGCGCACCGTGGCCACCTACGGCGGCGATTTCGACGACGGCCTGGCCGGTGTGGTGCGCCAGTTGCCGGCCGTGTGGCTGGCCTTTCGGGGCAGCGTCGGCGAGCCCAGGGCCATGGCTACCAGCCGGCGCGTCTGGCGCATGCCCGTGGCCTGGCTTTGCCTGTGCGGCGCGCGCCACCTGCGAAACGAGGCGGCACGCCAGGGCAGCGCCGCCAGCGTCGGCTGCTATCAGATGCTGGCCGACACGGCCCGGCTGCTGGTCGGCCGGGATTTCGGGCTGGAGATCGATCCGCTTGCCCCCGGGCCGGTGCGCTGCATCTGCAACAGCAAGACCGAACGCCAGGGCCTGGCCGTCTACAGCCAGGAGTGGCGCACGGCCTACGACCTGACCCTGCCGGCCGGCATGGAGGTCACGGACCTGGATACGCCGTATCCCGGCGCGGGCTGGCCGGCCGAGTCGCCCATGCTTTGTACCGTGGGCCTGCGCTACCACCTGCTGCCCGACGACGGCGTCCCGGACGCCGAAGACCTGCTCACCCTGCAAGGAGACACCCCATGAAGACCATGACCGTGACGGCCGCGCCGGGCATCCGCGTGCCCATGGAAGGCGCGGCCCGTCGTTACATCACCGACGCCGCGCCGGTGAACGTGCCGGAATCCGCCTATTACCTGCGCCGCCTGGCCGACGGCGACTTGACGCTCGCACCCGAGCCCGCCGCCAAGCCCCGGGCCACGGCCAAGGAGACCGACAATGGCTAGCCCCAACATCAGTTTCGACACCTTGCCGGCCAGCATCCGCAAGCCCGGCAAGTATTTCGAGTTCAACACCAAGCTTGCCGTGCGCACGTTGCCGGCCAACATCCAGAAGCTGCTGATCGTGGCCCAGCGCACGGCCGCCGGCAGCCAGGCGCCGCTTGCCGTGGTGAATGTCTACAGCGACGCCGAGGCGGCGGAACTGTTCGGCGTGGGCAGCCAGGCGCACCTCATGTGCCGGGCGGCGATTACTGCCAACGCCTACCTGCATCTGTCGGTCATCGCCATGGACGACGCCGAGGCAGGCATCGCGGCCACGGGCACCATGACCGTGACCGGCCCGTCGGCCGGCATCGGCGTGGTGGAGGCGCAAGTGGCGGGCCAGACCGTGCAGATCGCCGTGTCCCTGGGCGACACGGCGGCGGCCATCGCGGCCGAACTGGCCGACAAGATCAACGGTTCTCCCTCGCTGCCGGTGACGGCGACATCCGCCGCCGGCGTGGTGACGCTGACTTCCCGCAACAAGGGCGCTGCCGGCAACGGCATCCCGATTGCCGCCACGGCGGCAACGGACGGGGTGGCCGTCGCGGTCACGGCCATGACCGGCGGCGCCGTGGACCCGGACATCACGGCCGCCCTGGCTGCGGTTTTCGCCGACGGGCATCACATCATCTGCACGCCCTATGCCGACCAGACGTCGCTTACCGTCCTGCGCCGGCACCTGGACGCCGTGAGCCATGCCCTGGAGCAGCGCGGGGCCGTGGGCGTGGCGGCCACGACCGGCAGCCTCGCGTCGGCCACCACCTTGGCCGGGCTCATTAATTCCGGCCGCATCACCCTGGCCGTGGCACCGGGCAGCGTAAGCCTCCCCTGCGAGGTGGCGGCCGCCTACGCCGCCGTCATCGCCTCGGAAGAGGACCCGGCCCGGCCGCTCAACACCCTGGCCCTGACCGGCATCGACCCTCCGCCCTATGCCAAACGGCTCGGCCGCATGGAGCAGGAAACGGCGCTGTGGAACGGCGTCACGCCCCTGGAGGTCGGTCCCGGCGAGGTGGTGCAGATAGTGCGCTCCATCACCACCTACACCCGCGACGCCCAGGGCGTGGACGACATCGCGCTTTTGGACCTGACCACCATCCGCACCCTGGACTACGTGCGCAAGGCCTGCCGCGAGCGCATCGCACTTCGGTTCCCGCGCGAAAAGCTTTCCAGCCGCACGCCGCCCAAGGTCCGAAGCGAGCTGATCGACGTGCTCAATAAACTTGAGGAGCTGGAGATCGTGGAAGAGGTCAAGGCCAACCTGCCCGGACTCATCTGCGAACGCGACAGCCAGGACCCCAACCGGCTCGACGCCAAAATTCCCTGCGACGTGGTCAACGGCCTGCACATCTTCGCCGGCCGCATCGACCTGCTGCTGTAAGGAGGCAACCCCATGGCACTGAAAGAGTATGTCGGCGCGGTGGTCCTGGAGGTGGACGGCCGCGAATACGAGGTCATCGACCTCTCCGTGGACCATCAGACCGGCCGCAAGGTGGTCAAGACCATGAACCGCACCGGCCGGGCCTTGGGCTTCCACCAGGGCGTGGCCACCTATGAGCTGTCCGTCACCGCCGCCATCCCCAAGGATGACCCCCTGGCCTGGGAGGACGTGGAAGGGGCCAAGATCACCATCTATCCCCTGGGCGACGTGACGTCGCGCGAATCCTACCTGGACTGCGCCGTCATCTCCGCCGGCACCAAGTACAGCGTGGACAACGAGGCCCGCATCGACCTCAAGATTCTGGCCCTGGACCACGTACGGGAGTAGCCCATGACAACCATTACCGGTTCCCTGACCTACGGCTACTGTGACGACGCCGGCACGGTGCACGCCGATTTCGAGATGCGCGTGCCGACGCTCTCCGATTTGGAAGCCGCCATCGAACAGGCGCCGCCGAACGCCAGCCCGGCCCGGTTGTCGCGCTACGTCTGGGCGCGCACCGTCATCCGCCTGGGCACGCTGCCGGCCGAGGCCATCACCCCGGAACTGTTGGGCGGTCTGCCCTATACCGAATACAGCGTCCTGGAAGCCGCCGAGAAGGCGCTTCTGGGAAAACTCGTGCCCGCGAGCGCCGGCTCCGCGACTTCCGGCTCCTCGAAGTAGCGCTGGCGGGCAGGAATCTGACGCTTGCCGACGTACGTGCCATGACCATGCCGCAAATCGAGACGTACATCAGTCTGCTTTCAGGCAAGGGACAAACTCCCGGCCGGCACGTCGTGCCCGCCCGGCGCGGAGGCCGCTAGATGGGCAAGGATACCGTGGTCCAGGTCATCCTGCGCCTGCGCGACGAGATGGGCGGCCAGGCCAAAAAGTCCCTGGACGCCGTGGGCCAGGGCGCCAAGGGCGTGGCCCGGGGCGCGGCCACGGCCGGTCAGGCCGCCGACCGGCTCGCCGCCTCCGCCCGCGACGCCACGGGCCAGTTGCAAGGCGTCGGCCGGGCCGCCGGAGCCGTCCGGGGCGACGGCATCACCAGCGCCGCCCAGGCCGCCGGCCGGCTCGGACGGGAGGCCAAGACCTCCTCCCGGGAACTGGACGGGGCGGCCCGGGCCGGTGGTCATCTGGCCGGCGCCCTGGCCAAGGTCGGCAGCGCGGGCAAGGTCGCCTGGGCCACGATACGCGGCATGTCCAAGGCCGTGATGGGCGCGGCGTCCGGGGCCGCCGCCGGCGCTGCCGTGGCCGGCGCGGCGCTTCGTAAGCCCATTGATTTCGAGAAGCGCATGACGCTTATGGCCAATACGGCCTACGCGGACGAAAAGGACCCGGGCAAACGTCTGGCCGGACGCGGCGCGCTGGTCACGTCGGTCAACGCCGCCGTGCGCCAGGGCGGCGGCACGCGCGACGAGGCGGCCGGAGCCCTGGACGCGATGCTTTCCTCGGGCGCCATCCAGGCGGATACGGCCCAAAAGCTGCTGCCCACCATCCAGAAGTTCGCCACGGCCTCGGGCTCCGGCTCCGGGGACATCGCGGAGATCCTCATCCGGGGCATCCAGCAAAAATTTTTCACCGAAGATCAAGCCGGCGAGGCCCTGGACAAGGCGCTGGCCGCCGGTCAGGCGGGCGGCTTCGAGCTCAAGGACATGGCCAAGTGGCTGCCCAAGATGCTGGCCATGGGCAGCGGCATGAAGGGCATGGCCGGATATGAGCAGATTCTGGCCTATGCCCAGGCAGCGGCCACCACGGCCGGCAGCAAGGACGAGGCCGGCAACAACCTGGTCAACCTGCTGCAAAAGCTGAACTCCCAGGACACGCAAAAGGATTTCGCCAGACTCGGCATCGACCTGACCGGCACTCTGGTCAAGGCCCGGGAAAAGGGCATGTTGCCCCTGGAAGCCTTCGCCAAGCTCATCGAGAAGCACGTGGCCGGCAAGGACCCGCGTTACAAGAAGCTGCAACAGCGGCTGGGTGCGGCCAAGGACGACGAGAAAAAGCAGATTCTTGGCGATATGACCGACCTGGCGAGTTCCTCGGCCGTGGGGCAGGTGGTGCAGGACCGGCAGGCCTTGCTGGCGCTGATCGCGGGCATCAACCAGAAGGACTACATCAAGGACGTCCAGGCCCGTATGCATGCGTCCGCCGGCGAGGGCGACCGCAGCTTCGCCACCTACCAGGGCTCCACGGCGTATTCCGTGGAGCGCGCCGCCAACGAGGCGGAAATCGCCCGTTCGAGCATGCTCGGCGACGTTTCCGGGCCGCTTAAGGGCGTGGCGGACACGGCGGCGGACCTGGCCCAGCGCTTCCCCGCCCTGGCCACCGTGGCCATGGAGGCCACCACCGCTATCGGCGCCATGACGGCGGCGGCCGCCGCCTTTGGGGCCATGCGACTTTTCACCGGAGCCGGCAGTGCGGCCGGCGGGCTGGGCCTGCTTAAGGGGGCCGCCGCAACGGGCAAGGGAGTGTTCGGCATGCTCGGCGGCGCGGGCGGCGCGTTGGCCACGGCCGGCCTGGCCGCCTGGGACATCTACAGCACCGAGCAGGACGGCGCCCTTTCCCGCGCCCAGAAAAACGCCCGGCATGTCGAAAATGCCGGCGGACTGGCCGGAGCCATCGCCGGGGCGAAGCTCGGGGCCATGGGCGGGGCCGCCGTCGGTTCCGTCGTGCCCGGCCTGGGCACGGCCGTCGGCGGCGTTGCGGGAGGTCTGGCCGGCGGCGCCCTGGGCTACTTCGGCGGCGACTGGCTGGGCAAGCTCGTGGGCAACAAGGTTTTCGGCGGCGGCCCTTCCGAGGACACCAAGCAGGGCGCGCGCGAACTGGTCCAGCCGCGCCAGGAAAACATCAAAATCGAGTCCGTCCTGCACCTGGACGGCCGCGAGGTGGCCCGGGCGGTCAACGAATACAACAAGACCGACTCGTTGCGGAATTGACGGAGGACGCATGGCCTGGCGGGACGATCTGCTCGATGCCACCTTTCGCGGGGTGTATTTCGCGGTCATTTCGACACGGGACGGGGCGGAACGGGCGCTGGTCCAGCACGAATACCCCTACCGCGACGGCACCGAAATGGAGGACATGGGCCGGCGGCCCCGCAAGTTCACCATCCGGGCCGTATTCTGGGGCGACGAGTACGCCGCCTACATGGACGACCTGATCGGGGCGCTGGACGTTTCCGGCCCCGGCGAGCTGATCCACCCGGTGTTCGGCTCCGTCACCGTGTCAGTGTATTCCTACGAGATCGACCACCACGAGGACCATCCCGACTACGCCGAGATCGAGATGGTCATGATCGAGACCGGCCAGGACCAGCCGTTTTTCGCCGCAACCTGCACGGCCCTGGGGCAGGCCGACGACAGGGCCTGCAACTTGGCCCAGGCCGTGGCCGATACCCGGGACTGGATGCTTTCGGTCTACGCCTCCTGGGTGGATACGATAGCGGCCCTGCCGTGCGTGCTGGCCGTGGCCGAGGCCGTGTCCGGCGTCAACGCCGTGTTGGCCTTGGCCCGGGACGTGGCCGCGCTCCCGCTCGTCGTGCTCGACGCCGTGCTGACCGCGCCGCTGGTCGTCTGGACCGAGGCCACGGCCGTGGCCGGGGCCGTGCTGGACACGGCGCTGGCCCTGCCCGAGGCGGCGGTGGGGGCCTTTTTGCCGTTCGCCCGCTTTGCCGGCGAGCTTGTGGCGCTGCCGCTGACGGTCGCCGGGGAAGTGCTGACCTTTCCCGCGACCGTCGGCAGTTATGCCGGCGCCATTCTGGGCGGGCCGGTCGCGGACGAGCCGGGACCGCAGCCGGTTTTTACCCTGGCCCCGGCGGTCGATGCCGTAACGCGGCAGGCCCCCGACCTTGCCACCGTCGCCGGCCAGGCCTGGGCCTACGGCGCCCTGGCCACCAACCTGGCCAGGACCGTGGCAGTGGTGGCCGAGGCCTCCCGGGTGCTTTCGGCCGAGATCACGGTCCCGAGCCTGACCCCGGCCGAAGTGGAGACCGTCGTTGGCAGCACGCGGGCGCGCATGCAGGCCGCCATCGACGACGCCACGGCCGTGTTGCCGACGCATGCGTCCTATCCCCTGGCCGAAACCCTGCGCACGGCAGCCTTGGACATCCAGGAACTGGGCCGCGCGGTCATCCACCTCAATCCGCCGCTTCTTGCCACGGCCGTGTCCAGCCCCTGCAATTTCCACTTGTTGGCGCATCGGCTCTACGGCGACTACACCAGGGCGGCCGAGCTGGCCCGGCTCAATCCCGGCGTCCGCAACCCCAATTTCCTGGCCAAGGGCCAGACCATCCTGCACTATGCCAAGTGATCCCGAATACATCACGCTACGCCTGGCCGGTCATGAACACCGGGACTGGACCAGCTACCGCGTCGAATCGGATCTGCTCACCCCGGCCGACGCCTGGCGCGTTTCGCTGGGCATCCCGGCCGGACAGGTGCCGGCCTACGTCAAACCCTGGGCCGAGGTGGAGCTGCTGCTTGGCGAGGACGTGGTGCTTTCGGGCCGCATCGACCGCATCGAGCGCAGCATCGCCAAGGGCGAGCACGTGCTGACCCTAAGCGGCCGGGACAACGCGGCCGTGCTGGTGGATTGTTCCGCGCCGATCCGCACCCGGCGCGAGGTGGACCTGGCCGAGGCCGTGGACCTGCTCGTGAGGCCGCTGGGCCTGACCAAGGTGCGGGTGGATGCCGTCGGCCACAAGAAAAAGGTGGAGGTCGAGCCGGGCATGACGGCCTGGGACGCCCTCAAGCGGTTGTGCGAGGCCAACGGCTGCTGGGCCTGGTGCGAGCCGGACGGGACGCTGGTGGTGGGCGGCCCGGACTATACGGCCCCGCCCGTGGCCGACTTGCTGCTGCGCTTTGACGGCCTGGGCAACAACGTCATGAGCCTTTCGGTTACGGACGACGTGTCCGGCCGGCACAGCGAAGTGACGGTGCTGGGCCAGACGCACGGCACCGAGACGGCGGCCGGGCAGCACAACCTGGTCGCCGTGGAGCGCGACCCGAACGTGGCCGGCTACCGGCCGCTGATCCTCACCGACGGCGACGTGGACAGCCAGGCCGAGGCCGTGCGCCGCGCCCGCAAGCAGATTGCCGACAGCACGCTTGAGGGGCTGACCATCGCGGTCAACGTACGCGGCCATCGCGCCGGCACCGGCGAACCCTGGCGGCCCGGCCAGCGGGTGCGGCTGGTTTCCGAGCCCCACGGCCTGGACGCCATCTATTATCTGATGCACCGGGCCATCCTGGGCAATCGGCGCAACGGCACCTATACCGAGCTGACCCTCAAGGCGGACGGCGTCTGGCTGCCGGACCAGGTCGCCGCCGCCAAGGGCAAGAAAGGCAAGGCCAAGCAGGCCTTGCGGGTGGTGGACCTATGAGCAATCCGCTGTGGGACCGGATCGACGCCCGCATTGCCCGCGCCCTGGCCAGCGTGCGCCAGGGATTCCGGGCCGTGTTGACGGGCCTGGACACCAAGCCGGGCGTGCAGCTTATGCAGGCCGACGGGCTGTCCGGTGAACAGCTGCAAGCCAGCGAGTTGATGCAGCATTTCGGCTTTACCAGCGCGCCGCCGGCCGGCACGCAGTGCATCGTGCTGCCCTTGGGCGGCAAGAGCGCGCACAGCGTCATTGTGGCCACGGAGTGCGGGGCCTACCGCGTGACGGCGCTTCGAAGCGGCGAAGTGGCCGTCTACAATCAAAGCGGCGCCAAGATTGTCCTGAAGGACCAGCGGATTATCGAGATCGACTGCAAGGATTTGCGCATTGCGGCCGAGGAGTCGGTGACCATCGACACCAGGACGCTTGTTGCGAGCGCCGCGACGCACATGGAACTGCGCAGTCCCGACCTGGACCTTGGCGGCGACGGCGGCACTGCCGGCAGCGCCCGCATGCACGGGGATTTATGGATCACCGGCACCAGCCAGGCCGATACCGATCACGTCAGCGGCGGCGTGAGTCTGGTGCACCACCGCCATCCCGGGGATTCGGGAGGGACGACGGGAGAGGCGGAGTAGTTGCTTGATCCCCAGCCTATTTCTTCTGGATTAATTTTGGGCTCTATAACGCTTCAGTGTAGCCAATAACTCATGGCCTATTTGACGCACAGAAGCTAATTCAATGCCCAAGATTAAGCTGCTATGTCCTGGGGTCTCATGGAACCATCCCGTTGCTTCTAATTTCTGAAGCTTGTCAAATTTTCCCTCTATGTCTGGATCAATATGAGCTCCTCCGTCCTTGTTCGCTAGGTATAGAACTATATCCTTTCTCGAAAATGTGACGTTATCTTGTGGCTTTATTATAGTTTCGTCCCACCAACATGGGAAATTAACAAGTCTGGCATTGTTAAATTCATCCAATATTGGCATAAATACGGTTTTAACGTTATTTGAACGCTGGTATGTAAGCCCTTCATGGCTCATGAGATTGCTTGGAGAAAATTCAAAAGATGTATCGATGAATTCCAGTGAATTTTTTGCATTTAATTGCGTCAGCAAAGAAATCGATTTGTCTGTGTCATGAACAAGGATCCTTGTGGCTACTGCAATTCTTTTGGCTTCACTTCTATCCCCTTCGTCGAAAAGTTTGCAAGAAGATTTAATGTGTGAAATTTGCTCATCAAGGGCTTCTTTAAGTTCGACTTCAGTTTTTTTCCTTTTGGTCATACCATATCCTCCTCTTCTGAACCCCTTCACCTATCGCCCCGACCCCTTCCGCCACTACCGTGGCGGCCATGGGCATCGACAGGGGACTTGATCCCACCACCGGGGATTACGCACAAGCTAATATAAACCATCTAGGAAATGCCGTCTACGTGCGTTTGATGACGCCGCGCGGCTCCTGGTGGGCCGATGCGACGCTGGGCTCGCGGCTCAACGAGTTGCAACGCGAGAAGGACGTGTCCCGCGTGCGCAAGCTGGCCGTGCAGTACAGCGAGCAGGCCCTGGCCCCGCTCATTGCCGACGGACGCGCCAGAGCCATACGCGTCAGCGCGACACAGCCCCATGACGGCCGCTGCCATTTGCGCATCGAGGTGGACGACGCACTGGGGCGGACCACCACCTTTCACCATGCCGTGCAGGTGTACTGATGTACGACATTCCCGACTTCGACAGCATACGCGCCACCTACCTGCGCGACGTGAGAAACCTGCTCCCGGACGCGGCCACAGACGCGGATTCGGACGTCTACGTCCGGGCAATGGCCGCTTCGTCGGCCGTCTATGGCCTGTATCAATACTTGCTGTGGATAGCCCGGCAGATCATGCCGGACACGGCCGACACCGAGAACCTGGAGCGCCACGCCGCACTTCGCGGCATCACCCGCAAGCCCGGAACAGTGGCCAGCGGCACGGTCACCTTCGCCGGCCAGGTCGGCGCGGCCATACCGGCGGGCACGGCCGTCAAGCATGTGGCCACGGGCTTGCTGTGCCTGACGGACGCACTGGCCCAAATCGGGGAGACCGGCACGACCACCGTGGCCTGCCGCGCATCCGGCGTCGGCGCGGTGCCGGACTACGCCGACGAGCCCGTGCTGGCGGTCAGCACGCCGTCCGGCGTCCAGTCGCAAGCCGCGCTGACGCTTGCCGGCGGCACGGACGCCGAGACCGACGCCGAACTGCTCGCCCGGCTGCTGGATTACATGCGCAATCCGCCCGGCGGCGGCAATGCCTACGACTACAGGCGCTGGGCCATGGAAGTGGCCGGCGTGACGGCCGCCTGGTGCTACCCCCTGCGCCGGGGCATCGGGACCGTGGACGTGGCGGTGCTTTCCGCCGCCGGCCTGCCGTCCGACGAGCTGGTGGCTGACGTGCAGGCCCAACTGGACGCAAAGCGGCCGGTCGCCTGCCCGGACGTCAGGGCCTTCGCGCCAACGCCTGTTGCCGTGGACGTGACGGTGCGCCTGCGCGTGAGCGGCACGACGCTTCCCGTGGTCAAGGCCGCCGCGAAGGAGGCGCTGACGCCGTATTTCGCCGGCCTGGCGCCTGGCGCGCTGGTGCTGCGCTCCCGCATCGAAACCATCCTTTCCGGACTGACCGGCGTGATGGACCGCGAGGTGGTCACGCCCGCCGCCAACGTCCAGGCCGTGGTGGATGCCACGCATTTGCAGTGGCCACGCCTGGGTACGCTCACCGTGGAGGCCTTGTGAGCCACGCGGCGCTTTTGGCCATGCTGCTGCCGCCGGTCAGCTACGCGCCGGGCGAGCGGATGGAACCCGAGCTTGCCGCCGAGGGCGCGGCCCTGGACGCGGTGCATGCCGGCGCGGCGCGCGCCGTGCGGGGCATCAATCCCTTCCAGGCCACGGAATGGGTGGCGGACTACGAGCGCGTCTACGGCCTGCCCGACACGTGCGCCTTGCCGGGCCGCACCTACCAGGAACGGCTGGCGGCCCTGGCCATCGCCGTCATGGAGCGCAGGGGCATATCCCGGGCCTACTTCATTCGTCTGGCCGCACTTATCGGCTACGCCATCGCCATCACCGAATACAAGCCGTTTACGGCCGGCTCCCGGGCCGGTGATCCGCTCAGTAACGGCAATTGGAAATTCGCCTGGTGCGTGCAGGCCCCGGCCGTGACGCTACGGCGCTTCGCCGCCGGCCGCAGTTGCGCCGGCGAGGCGCTGGCCGAATGGGGCGATGCATATCTGGAATGCGTCATGCGCCGGCTTAAGCCCGCGCACACACAGGTGCTTTTTGCCTACGGAGGAACCTATGCACAGGATTGATACGGCCACGGCCTTGCCCGGCGGCACCTTCACCGAGGGCGACCCCATGGTGCCGGTGCCGGCCACGGAGGTCAGCGCCGACTGGCTCAACGCCGTGCAGGCGGAGCTTGCCGCCGTCATCACGGCGGCCGGCATCGCCCTGGACAAGCAGGACAACGCGCAACTGGCCAAGGCCATCGCGGCCTTGCTCGCCGCCCACGCAGCGGCCGATCCGGCGCATCCGGCAAGCAAGGTCGGCTTTAACAATGCCGTGGCCGCACTTGCGGGGAATCCGACACGTGTGCAGGCCGCCATCGAAGCGCTCACCACCAAACTGACAGTTGCCCTCAATGAGCTTGCGGCCGCGATTGCCGCACATGCGGCGGCAAACCCCGCTCATGCGGCCTTTACGATCAATTTCGACAATGCAGTGGCCGGCCTCGACGGTGCACCGACCAGGATGCAGGCGGCGATAGAGGCTATTTTAACGCGCTCGGCCACGACGAACCGATTGGGGCTTGTCCGGCTGGCCACCACTGCCGCTGTCGCGGCACTGTCCGACGCATCGCAGGCCGTGACGCCGGCGGCACTAGGGAGCGTCTTTCCTCGGTATCTGGCAGGCAATGGCTATCAAAAATTGCCTGGAGGCCTGATTATTCAATGGTGGGGTGCAGATTTTACCAATGCCAACGGAGACGCATGGGTGACGTTCCCTATAGCCTTTCCTACAGCAGTATTTCACGTATCTGGTCATGCCCTGATATATACGGGTAGCTATGACCCGTTGGATGTAAATATTATCGCATGGGATTCTGGGACCACCAACTTGACCGGGGCACGTATGGTTTCAACGGATTATACGGGCGCTAAACGGCAGGGGTCGGAACGTTTTTTCGCCATCGGCATATAGGGAGACACTATGTTGTATTATTCCAAAAGCACAGGCGGTTTCTACGATACGGCCATCCACGGTGATATTCCTGCCAACGCCGTGGAAATCACCGAGGCCGAACACGCCGCCCTGCTAGCCGCCCAGGCCAGCGGGCAAAGCATCCAGGCTGGCGAGGACGGCCGACCGGTGGCGGTGGCGCGCCCTGCGCCCGATGCCGGGCAGTTGGCCATCAGGATCCGCGCGGCGCGGGACGCCAAGCTGACCACCTGCGACTGGACGCAACTGACCGATTCGCCGCTGTCGGCCGAGGCCAAGGCGGCTTGGACCGTTTATCGTCAGGCGCTACGCGACATCACGGCGCAAGAAGGTTTTCCCTGGGACGGCGAGATTTCGGCCGTCCCTTGGCCGGCCATGCCGGCCAAATAAGTGGAGCAGGCGGGACGGGGACAACCGTCCCACTGGCCCGGTGTGCGATCACCGGCCCACCGGCCGAAGCCGGCTGCTCCCTGCCCACGATCAGGCGACCGGGGGTGACGGGGGCGTAGCAGGCGGCGGCACAACCTGTAAAGACGTGGAGCATGCGGAAGATACGTTGCGGCAACTGTAATCGATTGCTGGCCAAGGGCGAGGCGATAGACCTCGCCATCAAGTGCCCCCGTTGCGGGGCGATCACCATCGTGAGGGCCACGAGCCCCAACATCGAAGGCCATGGAGCCTCCCAAAGGGAGCGCTTCCATGGCCAGAGCATACCATCCGCCGAAACCGAGTCCGTATGAACCGCCGAGCGGCGACAATCCCGGCTACATAGTGGGCGCAAACGGCGTGCAGGGGTTCGGCAAGCGTGATCTTTACCTGGCCGCCATTCCGGCGGCCAGGGCGCGCGAGGTCATCATCGCCCGGCATTATTCGCACAGGGTGGTCAACAACAGCTATGTGCATCTGGGCGTTTATCACCAGGGACAGTTCCGGGGCGTGCTACAGTTCGGCTATGCGCTCTGCCCGTGCCGGGCGGGCAAGGTAGTGGAAGGAACGCAGGTAGGCGAATACCTGGAGCTCAACCGCATGTGGCTGGACGATGCCTGTCCGCGGAACACCGAGAGCCAGGCGATAAGCTTTGCCGTAAAATACATCCGCCGGGCCTGCCCGACCGTGGCCTGGGTGCAGTCTTTCGCCGACGAACGATGCGGCGGGTTGGGCGTGGTCTACCAGGCGAGCAATTTCCTCTACTGTGGCAGCCACCTGACGACGTTCTGGCATCTGGACGGCGAGTGGTATCACAAACTGATGCTGACAGCCCATGAAAGAAGTGGTGGGCGAGCTGCACAGCTGCGCAATAACTTGCATCGGGCGACACAGCATAGCTTCAGGCAGTTTCGCTACGTGCTGTTTTTGAAGTCGTCCTGGCGCAAACGCCTGCGCCTAACGGTCCAGCCATACCCCAAACGCCAAGCCACATGACGAAGTGCCAACGGCCGCGCAAATCAGTGCCAAATCGCGCGCCGCCTTACTAGTGGGCTGGGAAATGGTTCTGCCCTGGCACATACCCGCCAAACCCTAGTGTTGGCGGTGAGTTGGCACGGGGCCAAAGAAAAAGGGGTCACCGATTTCTCGGTAACCCCGTGCATTCATTCTGGTGGAGCTGGAGGGAATCGAACCCACGACCTCTTGAATGCCATTCAAGCGCTCTCCCAACTGAGCTACAGCCCCGTCGCGAGAGGAGAAATTATCGCGGGGC